CTCTCTGCTTGCCTGTTTAATTGGCAGGAGGTCAGTATTGGTATGTTTAATTCGGTGCTGAGTTGTTTTAGTGCGTCTACTTTTTCCCCTATGAGTTGGTACTCCTGTTTGTTCCAGCCTGATTCTCCTGTGAGTTTTATGTAGTCATAAATAACAATGCATTTATTTCCCCTGCCAACTTCCGACAAATACCACCTTCTTACAATCGAACAGATTTGCTCAATTGGTTTTCCGGGAACCTCCAAGTGAGAAACTAAGTCTTTAGCTTCGCTTAAAAGTTCCTTTTTTTGTTCGTAAAGATCAAAGTATTCTTTGTTATGTTTCCAGTTTCCGGTAATCAAATGCCATAAAGGTATCCCTGTTATTGCTGAAGCCATTTTGTAGCGAAGGTCTTCTATTGCCATTTCTGTGTCTAATATAAGGGCTGGGCATTTGTGAATTGCGCTCATCTTTCTGGCAAGATCAGCAAGGATGGTTGACTTTCCGTGTTTGGGTCTGCTTACCCATGCGTAGAGATGCCCCGGCAAAAGTCCGCCGAATAGGCGATTAAAGTCTGGGTAAGGCGTTGCCATCCCCATTTCTTTTAGGGGGTTCTCGGCTCTTTCTTCTATTTTTTCAGCTATTTTTTCAAAAACTTTTTCCGGTCTTTTAAACTCTGATCCTATGGAAATCTTTTCGTTAAAGATTCGATCAACGGTGGTGATAATCTTTTCCTTGCTATCGTTCCCGGGGCTTTTGACATAGGTTTTAATTTCTTCAGCCTTCTCGTCCACTTCCCTTCTTACTCTGTATGTGGTGAGTTCGTCCGCAGCTTCAACAACTCCCTTCTTATTGATTGGTATTAATTTGAGAGAATGAAGACGGTTGTATATGTCCTCCTCCCCTCCACCAGAAGATGCTATGTTTAGGTTTCTTATCCTATTCGCTAGGACGCCTATGTCTAAGTTCTCGCCTTTGTTAAGGATTTCCTTAAGGCAGAAGAAGATAGTGTCTCTCTCCAATTTTATCTTGGATTTCGTAAAATATTTCTGGATATTTTATGAGACCACCTAGGACATGCTTCTCTAGGCGAAGGGAATAAATATCATTGTCACTCATCAGTGTGAATACTAACACACCTTATGAATGGAGTCAAGGATTTTTTCTGCCCCTCTTCCTTTGGGGGGAGGAAAGGATGTCGAGGTAATGCTCTGTTTGAAGGTCGGTTATTGCTTGAGACCACCCAAAGACGTGAGAATGAAGAGCTAAGAAGTGAGCTTCATCATCGAATGAAGCATGTATTTGGGACTCGCCGTCTTCATCAAAGTTAAATAAAACATATCCTCCCGTGGAACATTCGTTTATTTGTCCCAGAATAGAGCTGGGCATTGAAAAATTCTTCTTCTTTTTCTTCCTCGCCATACATATAATATTACACTAAATAACAATGTTAAATTTTTTTTCAATAAATTCTTCAGTTAGTTGTTCTACTTCGTCTGCTTCTATTTCAATTAATTTGAATTTATTTAATTCGAGCCACTCTAGTTTTTTGAAGTCTCTTTTAATTGAACGAAGATAATTAGCGCGGTTCCCGTGAAAGAACTTACTGTATTGGGAGTGTTGTGGGCCGTTGACCTCAACTGCAATCCTCTTGGTCGCGTTAAGGATGTCCACCCTCATCCTCGTTTGGTACACCGGAAACTCTTCGTAAACTATGTGGTGCTTCCAGTAGGGGCAGAGAAATTGCTTTACTTGATACTGAAGATTGGAGGCAGACGGTTCGTGCCAATTGATTTTATATTTGTTGACATTTTTGTTAATTAACTTGCCATATATACCTATGAGACGCATTGATTTTCTTCGAAAGATTTTTGTATTTCTTTTAAGACTTCGTAAAAAGCATTTTCAGATGGAGCCATTTTTTTCCAAATATGTTGGGATGCTATATCGTTTTCGGGAGATATAATAACGGGATAATGGAAAGGGGTGTGCCCAGTCATTCTTTCATCATCTTCTAGTGGTACATTATTTTTTTTGAGCGCTACGTGCATAATTCCATCGCTGGAAAGCGCGCGAAACTGATTTGTTTTAATTTCCCAATTATTGTATATGTCTAAATGCTCAACATAAAGCTTTGCAGAGTTTTTTGAGATAAGGATTCCTGCCCCTCCGGAAGGATGCTTTTTGGATGATTTGAAACGTGATAAACACCAACCACAATATTCATGATCTTCACGACAAAGTTTTAAAAGTCTTTCGGGCCTAACGTAAGTATCGTCACAACAAATAAACATATATTTAGAATTAATATTTTTATAAAGCCAATCGATAGAAGCAGCTTCTTTAAAAGCGTGTTCGTTGTAATCATCAAGACATTTTACATTTATAAAGTTGTTGTCGTCTTGGTTTTCGAAAACTATCCTGTCTTTTTGAGTTGGGTTGCCTAAGTTGAAGGCAACAAAAATATTTTTATGTTTTTTTGCGTCTTTTATCCAATTTTCTTTTATCAGAAAGTCTCTTAGTTTTTTTCCTTTGTGATGAGATCTAATTAGTATTGTTAATTCGTACATCGCCAGTTATATAAATTCTTTGTGTTTTTGATTGATTTTTTGAGAGGATAGTTCGTTCTTGTAATTTATCCAATCTGTATCACTTAGATTATTATATTTTTCATGAAGCATCCAAACTGTTTTATTACTTTCGTGTGGTTTACATAGTTGTGTGCAGTTTGAAAAACATTCAACATTATCGATTGTATTCATTATGGCCCTGCGAGTTTCAATATCGCCCCAAATCTCTTTGAAGCTTTTGTCATGCAGGGAGCCATAGCTATATTGTTTATAGCCTCTATGGTTTGGGCAAACATAGACATGGCCATCTGCTCCAACACATGGTTGTATCTGAGACCCTAGGCACTTTTTGTATGTGCGGCCATACAGAGTCGGATCCCTTGTCAGATCTGTTAGTTTATATCCGTTGATTTCAAATTTTTTTCCTAAGATTTCTTTGGCTTCCCTTAAAAGAGGTTCCACTTTGTCATTCCAGAAATCAACATCTCTTTGGACTCCCCCTTCTCTTTCTCTATTGACTATCTCTGGTTTAAACTGACAGTAATCCAAGTCAAAGTCCCTAAAGTTATTGGCAAAGTCAACGATCTCTTTGTATGTGTCTGGGGTGATTACAAATCCGACCCCTATGTCTATTTTTTTATTTTTTTTGTTGTTTAGGTCTATTAATGTGTTGAGATTAGAGATCATTTTATCCCAGTCTTGATTTTTGCGTGACCTCCTTATGCTATTGTATGTTTCTCGGGTGCCTGCGTCTACCGAGAACCTTACCCAAGTCATGTTGTCAACAATGGCTTCAAATAAATTCCATTTATCAAGTAGGGTGCCGTTGGTAAACATTCCCATTTTGATTTTGCTCTGACCTAGATAAATTATTGCTTCCTTTAGGTGCTTGTTTATCGTTGGCTCCCCTCCTCCTGTCCAGTTAACCGCTCTTACCCCCATTTCAACAAAGTCCTTGCATACATTAAGTAAAATGTCCCTAGGCATAACTGACCTGTTAAACGTTTCTAAATCTTTGGACTCTGGCAAATGTATATAAGAAGAAATGCAAAAATAACAACCGTGATTGCAGGTGTTGCTTGGGTCCACCTCTACTAATACTGGTGAAGCGTTTCCCGTCTCTAAAAACTCAATGACTCGGTCAACGTTTGCTAAGATTTTATTATTTGGATTAAATATTTCAGACACGTTGGGGTCTATACATTACTAAGTACGTTTTTAAATTTGTTGTAGAAGAACTCAACTACTTTTGGGTTAGCTTCAAGGAAGTCAAAAAGTTTACCTTGGCCCTGTATTTTTTCCGGCATTTCAAGGCCAGCCTCTTTTAGTTCTTCGATAACATCCGGATCCATCGTTAACCAAGGGCCAGATCTTTTTGCATAATCCCATTCAATAAGAAGATCTGCTATCTCTTTCTCTATCCAGATACTTTTTCCTCCTGTCCTCCCGTACCTTACGGGATATTCTATAAGGTAGTTGGACTTTTCGTTAGGAGACTTTTTTATCATGATCTTAACTTTGTGACCAAGGATTTTGTTTGTTTTTCTATCTGGCTGTTCCTTATCTTTCTCAAGTATAAGGTCTTTATTAAACCTTGGTTGAAAATCAAATATCCAATTCGCAAAGTGTAGCAGGGCGTTGCCTCCCGTAGCTGTAGTTTGTCTAACTGGTGCTGAGGTGTAGAGAATTCGTATGTCTGCCCTAACTTGACTGACGAAGATAGCCATGTGTCCGCGCTTTGTCATTTGGTTGGATATCTTTTTCATTATTGTTGATGCTATAACAGCTCCACCCGCGACCATGGAAGACTTTTCAGTTGGTTTATCTATGTCGTCTCTCGGTATCAATCCATCAAGTGAATCAATTATAAATAAATATTTCTTACCATCATCATTGTTAAGGATAAGAAGCTTCATTAAATCAAAAACAGATTCATATATGTTTGATTCATACATGAAGAATTTTGTTTCATCCATATCAATGCCGCAACGAGCCCTCATCTCTGGGGAGAACCTGCCTTCGGTTTTGAGATAGATAACTTTTCCGTTGGAAAATTGTTTTTGAAAGTTCTTTCCTACTTCAAGGGCCTCTGAAGTTTTACCTCCCTCGTTGACGCCGCAGAATCTATGAAGCCCCGGGCCAAGTCCTCCCCCCGTCTCGATATCCAGAAGAAGACTTCCCGTTGAAACTTTGTAAAACTCTTCCTCTTCAAAATTAAAATGATCCCCGCTTCTGTCTGATAGGTACTGGGTAATCAGCTCTTCGGAGGAGAGAGCCTTCTTTGCTTGCTTCTTTTTTGTTGCCATTACTTGTTCAGTAAGTCGAGGTCATTTTGTACCATTCTCTGAACGAGTTTGTCAAATGAAATCTCGGGCTTCCAGCCAAGCTCTTCCCTAATAGGGTTGGAATCTCCATAAAGAAGCTGAACCTCCGCTGGTCGATAG